CCTACAAAAATGGTAACCTTGTTTCTCATCGTGCGTTATTTCGGATGTCCCAAGCAATATCAAACGTCAAGGTGTAATTTATGTTTCGGTCGTTAACCTCTTTAAGGTATTGTATTCCAGTATCTTGCGGGTTAACTGTGAACTCTACTCCTTCGTAATTGATAGAGCACTTCTCACTCATAAGGATTTCACGGATAACGTCGTCGTAGTTCTCGTCCACCCAGCCCGTATTTAGCACAATCGTTTCTCTGCTATTGACGTCAAAGTTACGATACTGGACTTGTTGCGAAACGTTAAACGGCTGGTTCAACTGCGGCATATAGCTTTCCCGTGTTACGGCTCCGCTTCTTGTTGAGACCTTAAAGAAAGTAACAAAGTCGCTAACACCAAAGCGGTTAATAAACGTAAGCCGCACTGGCGTGTACTTCGGCTCGCAAACCAACTCGTAATTGTAGTCGGTAGCATTTTCCTCGTAACCCAATTCGGCAAGTGCTGCACGTAGGCAGGCGAATCCTTCGCACGTTCCACCGTCTGCTTCGACACGTGCTTTGTAGTTTACAGATGCGCTATCGCTAATAAGCGAAATAGTGTAGTCCTCGGTTGGTACAACCCCCAAGAACGAATCTATGCTTGCGGGGCCTGCTGGAATGTAGATTACCTTTTGCGTGGATTGCAAGCTCGTATTTGCGAATCCCAGCTCGTCAGATAGCACGTAAAAATAGTCCGTTCCGTTTACGTTGTACAGAACTCCGTTAAGATCGGTGTTGGTATCGTACAAAGCGGGAAGCGACTGCTCGTAACCGCTGTAAACTTGCATTGTGCGGTTGGTCAACAGACCAGCACCCGCAACGATACCTCCAGATTGCGTTGTAAAGGGCAACCATCCGTCCGAACATAGAAAGGATTGATTGCTTTGAATTAGTCCAGAAGCGGGAGTTCCTGCATTCACGTAGTTAGACGAAAGAGTAAACTTGCACCATACCACTTCGGTTGTTGCTAATTCAAAATCAGATATAGAACCATTTTTAAGTATGGTTGTAATTTTTTCCCGAATTAGGTCGCTGATTTCAAATACAATAGGTTCGTTATCAATAGACGTTTTAAACAACGTGTAATCAGCTGTCGGGCTTGATGCGCTGCTACCTGCAAATATCCGCAGGGTAAGCGTAGCGTCAACGAGGCCGTCGTTAACGGCACTACCCTTGGTTAGCGTTATGAAGATAGGCGACCTTGTTAACTGTAACGAGGCGGGAAAGGTGGCTACTGGTGCTGACATTATTTACGTGTAAATGCTTGGAAGTCGTCTTTTGTTAGCTGGAATGCGTTTACGACCTCTTGCGGTAGTTTATTAAAGTTTACTTTGAACGGGTTGCTGAAAAAGTAACTCGGCTTTATGCCGTTGTTGTACACGCTTCTTGCTATCAAGTATTGCAGCGACTTCCGTGGGACAAAACGCCCCTGCTTGTCTCGGATGCCTTGAAGGCCTTTGCGGACTACCCATTGAGCGAATGCCTTGGGTGGTGGCATCTTATTGGTGTATTTGTACGGTGTATTGTACTTGCGCTTGACACCGCTTACACCCTTGTCTTGGTATTCCCCATAGTCCTCCATTTCAAAGGTCAAAGAGAACGAATTAGGGCCTACGGATAGGTCGTAGTCCAACGAGTTGTAAAGCTCTTTAGAAGCGTTCTTTTTCTTCTTGGTAAGATTTTGCCTCGCCTGTTGAATTACACGCTTTGCGAACTTATTAAGAACCGCCTCAACCAACTCCTGCCTTGCCATTAGCAAATACTAATTTCAGTGTTTGGTACAATCAAGTCGAAGGTCAGGTTCCACCCAGTAAGCAAGTTCTCAAACCTTTCCGTGAATGGCTCGCAACTTACGTCTCCTTCGATTTCGTATTTATCCGAGTACAGCGTGCCACGGCGTAACTGCGATTGCAGGCCGTTCAAGATTGCAAGGGTCGTGTTCAAAATATCCTGTTGGTTGTCTACGCCAAAGAAAGGCTCGTTTTGATTTCGCAAATCTTGCTTCGTTTCGTCCACGATGTCCATAGCAAGAACCGATACGTTAAAACGAATTACGTGATCGGAGAAGGTGGCTTGGTTCACCATAATATGCGCCAACGGAAAGATGGTCTGCTTGTTTAGGTCAACGTCGAAGATGTCGCCAAACGTAACCACCTTCACCAGCGGGTGACTGGTTAGGTAGTCGTTTATTTTCTCGGTGGCTTGGTAGAAACTTCTCATAACTTTAATTTTTGCATTTCGATTTCGTTCTTCTCCTTCTCAAAGGTTAGGTAGGTTAGGCATTGATGAATAGGTAGTCGAGTGACTGCTTCAAACTTTGTGACGTCTCCTGAAGCCAAAGCATAGATGGAGGAATACCATCCCCATCGCTGTCCGAACTGCGCTTCTCTTGTATAGATGTCTTCGCCTCCTTCGCCAAAGAGTTTAGTGTATGTTGCGCTAATACGTTCCCTAAACGATAAAAAAAAACCATCGCACCCAAGGCAACCGATACGGGCATCTGCTTAAACAGTTCCTCCCTGCCTTCGTCTGGGGTGTAGTCCTCGATGTCGTAGCGTTCGCCTTTCTCCTTGGTCACGGGTCGGTACAATACCGCCATTGCACGGTGCATCGTGGCCCAGTCCTTCATATAGTTGTCAAGGTCTACAAACTCACCAAGTGAAATATCATTAAGCGCAGGAATGAATCCGTATTTAGTTCCCTTCAGCTCGAAGAACTTGGTAAGGTCTGGCTTTTGGTTTAACGTCTTGCTCAATACGGCAAGGACGTTGGTAGCGTCCACAAGGCGAACCTTTGGCAAGTCGGAGAAAGGAACTTGGCAAAAGATTTCGAGCATCTTCTTTTGGCGAAATTCCTCGTCTCCTTCAATGCGAGCGAAGCGTTGGTATTGCTCCAGCGTGATTTCGTCAAGTGACGTAGGTACTACTAATTTCAGTTCCATAGATAAATAACTCAACGGACGTTATAGCGACCGTAGTTAGGTTTAGATAACTTATTTGCTACCGCATAGCGTGCAGCATCGATTCCGTGGTCGAATGCACTAATCGGCTTATTAAGAAGGTTTCCGTTTTTATCCTCAACCCATTTGTAATTCTGGAGTTCTTTGATTAGGTTGCTGCTCCGTGGAGTTGCGAATAGCTTGTGCCGTTTGAGAATATCAATCCCCGAGTTTACCGAGTCGGCTCCTTTTACTGTTGGCTTTACGTTCCACCCAAAGCGGTGCAGCTCGTCGATGGACTTCGGCTCTGCGCTATCGGCAAATATTTCGTCTCGCCTATCTAAATTGAACGACTGAAAATGGGAGTGGATGTCTCGGTTTGTGAGTCCAGTTCGGTAAATGAGTTCGTCAAGGTATAAGTTGTTTTCCAACTGGTAAACGGCCACGAGTGCGGTTGGGTCGTTGGTGTAACCGAAGTCAAGTCCATAACTGATAAGTTTTGCATCTGTTGGTATTTCGGCTTGCCCGAATTGAAAGATGGTCGCACGGCTCATTCCACGCTCACCAAGGCCATAGATACGCCAGTAGTCCTCGTCGGTGTCACGTAGGCGTTCTATTTCGTCTACAATCGACTTGTCGAGGAATGGGTTGTCCCTGTACGTTGTTTGGTAAAAGTCGCAGTCCTCACGGGGTATAACTCGGTCGTAAATCCAGTGAAACGAATCGGAGGGGTTGTAGTCAATAATAATACGCCCATCGGTACGAAATACCAACTGCTGCCAATCCTCGTAAAACAACTCATTACCCTCGTTTATGTAAAGAAGGTTCCGTTTACGCCCCCGTATCTTCTGGGGCTGGTCAAGTGAAATAAACTCAACAAGGTTTCCGTTTAGGTGGTATTCGTTGCTTGACTTGTTATGGCAATCTTCGTTGTACAATTCGTAGGCACGTAGGATGTCGAGAAAGTCACGCATAACCGAAGCCCGAAGCGATGGGAACGACTTACGGCAAATGGTTATGGTCTTGCCCGTATTTCGGTAGGTATATTCAAAAATAATCCAGAGCAGGATATTGTAAGTTTTCCCACTCCGTGTACCGCCTTGCTCAACAACAATCTTCTTGTTGCTGCGTTGCAGGTGATTAAATACCTTATTCGTTCGTATCTTCTCCAAGTACCTCTATTTGGAATAACTTACCGCCTACGGCGTCAATTTCCTGACGCTCAACGTAGCCACGCTTCTTGCCTTTGGTCTTGAGAAAGAAAATGGTTGCGGTGGAGTTACCATCTTTGATTTGTTTGTGCAACTGGCTTTCTGCAAAGTCAATAGCCACGTCTGCGATTGAATCGACTGCTGCTTTATATTCTGGGTCGCTATCCATCCAAAGGTAGTGCGTAGTTCTTCCAATTCCAACCGTCTTGCAAGCCGAGGTAACTACCCCTAACGATTTTTCCAACGCATCGAGCATTGCCTTTTTATGCTGTACAGTTTTGTCCATCTAAATCTTTGTTTTATATTTGTTTCACCTGCGAGGGAAGTGTAATGGTTGCACGCTTGGTATTCCAATCAAGAAGTGGCGTTCGAGTCGACCTCCTCGCTCAAAGTAGCCCCGCTTGTCGGGGTTTCTTTTTTGGGATAAGGTTTACTTAAAGATTGACACATAGCAATTAAACTCTTGTCAAGTGGGTAAATATACTTATGCTTTGGCTTTGGGTAATATACACTTGGTTCCCTTTTTAGGATTTTCCTTGCCGCACCAACGGAACCGCCCATTGACTTATTGTGCTTTCCTTCTATTATTGGAGGCGACTTCACCTCTCCCAAGTAAATCCAATTAGACGCTTGGTAAATTGTTCCAATATGTCCCTGCTCTTGGTCTGCGTAGCTCACAACTAATTTGCATAATGGTATTTTTTTTGTAATTAGTTTTAAACTCAAGCTCATTATTTTACTTACGGGTTGGTCTTGTTTTCCGTTTAAGGCCATCCGTACAAACTCTAAAACTTGTCCTTGACTTAAATTGTATTGTTTGCCTATTTGAGGTGAGGCACCCGTTCCGTATAAAACAACTCCACACCATTCGTTATTATCGTTAAAAACGGAATAGCCAAAAGTATTTATTGGTATTGTTTTAGCGTAATGAAAATTTAGACAAGCATATTTAATTGCTTTATGGGAGGCAATTTCTAATCTCATAACTCCCCAGCACTAACTGAAAAATAAGCCCCTTGATACTTTCTATCTAAAATCTCTTGTATATCTATCTCCGCTTTTTGTAATTGCTCTGGACTATCAAAGGTTATTTTCATAGTCGCTGGCTTTCCCTTCTCCTCACCAATTAACTCATCGTGGGACGGCTCCGCTAAAAAAATAGGTAAGTCAAGACCCCATTCTTGGAGAAGCGTCTCGTCCCATTCGTTTGCTAATAAGTCCCAGTCCCATTCACCGAAGCCAACGTTGTCTTTGATTATGAACTCCGCCTGCTGCTCTGGTGTTAACTGGTCGGCAACAATAATAGGCACCTCGGTAAGCCCTGCGGCTTGGCACGCCTTCAAACGCATATTCCCTCCGAGTACCACCATATCCGCATCCACAACAATAGGACGAAGGTTTAGCATCTCGGGGAACTCCTTAATTGACTTTACGAGCTTTTTGAATTTATCGTCTTTGATAATTCGTGGGTTGCTCGTATTGGGAACCACTTGGGTAATTGGTACTATTTGCATTCCTTTTTATTTTATTTACAATACAACCAGCAGTCAGCAATCAAGATACGATTCGGTAGTAACTCGTCCACCGCTTGAATTACTCCCTGCCAGTTCTCGTGGTAGTCGTCTCCTGCTAAATATCCGCCTTTCTTTACTTTGGGTAGCCATAGGGCAATATCCTCCTTTACGGCTTCGTAGGTATGCGTTAGGTCGATAAACACAACGTCCAAAGATTCGTCTGCAAACTTCTTGGAAGCGGCTTTAGAAGTGGCCTTAATGGATTTGTAATTGCGGTCTCCCATATTGGCCTTAAACAGATCGTATATGTTTTCCTCTGTCGCCAGCTTGTGTGTTGTGGTGAGTTCGTTTGGTGAACCCTTCCAAGTGTCAATGATTGTTATTTGTTTGTCTGTTGCTTTGTCGCATAGGTAGGCCGAGGACTTACCAAGCCAAGCACCAAGTTCCACGAATGTACCTCCCTCTGGCATTTGGGATATTAGGTAGTCGTATGCTGCTTTGTGGTTAAACCAGCCGTCTATATCTTGGTAGTGTTTCATTTCAGCAGGCGTTCTAAACGAATGTCGTTAAAGTCGTGTATATTGAATTTGGTTGTCATATCCTCGTGCAGTTGCATTGCAATATCAAACGCTTTGTCTATTGTTAGTTCTCGTATTGCTTTGTTCCAGTCGCCTTTATGGGCAACCTTTACGCAGTTCTTGTCGGTTAGGTGTTGGGCATAGGGTGCTACGTCACTAATAATTAACGCACAACCAGCGAATCCCGCCTCTACCATCTTTAAGTTCGATTTGCAGCGGTTGAACTCACTTGGGATAAGTGGAGCGAGTGCAACGTCAAACGCTTGGTACATTGCTCCGTATTCGTTCGGGGGCATTGTTTGGAGCTTGTATCTTGCTCGGCTTGCTTCAACGTAGCCGCCAATATCGGCAACGTAAGATTCCACCGTTGAAAGGTCTATATTGTTTTGCGTAAGGTCTGGTAGGTGGCTTATGCCCGCAACGTAACCAAAGCGCATCTCCTCTGACGGATCCCGTGTGATTTGCCATTGCGGGTCTGCGGGGTCTAGGCCGTTGGGAATGATAACTACGTTTTTATTGAGCTTCTTGATTTTATCGGCTAAATACTTTTGCGTTGTCCACACCTCGTCTGCGAAGTACATAGAGTTCCTTATACGGTGTTCGAGTCCTGCTTTGTCGTAGGTGACTTTGGAGGGGTGGTCTAACGCCAAGTGCCACCAGTCGTCGTTATCAATGATAACCTTCTTACCTGACTGCTTGCAGATGGCAAAAAAGTTAGCGAACGACTCGCCAGAAAAAGGAACTGCTCTAGAAAATATAACGTGCGTAATTCCTTCCCAGTTGTCGGGCTGTACCTCCTGCTTGTAATTGATTATTTGAAAATCAATAAGCCCCTTCTCTTTGAGTAGAGTTAGGGGCTTGTATATGCGGTGGTAAACCACGCCAGAATTTTCGTCACCGATACAAAGTACGCTTGGCCTCATCTTAAATAGTTGTAGTAACAAAGATAGTCTTGGTACGTCTTAATCTTTGGGTTACGTGTCATAAGCTCCTGTGCAAACAGTCCGTCTGCTTCGTATCTGTACTCGAATCTTGCTTTGCCGATAAACCCAAGCCGAGCCATATAAGAGGCCGTGTCGATTGTTCCTACCCGTGGCGATTCGGTAGCGTGAAGGCGTGGGTCTCCGTTGCGGAAGCATTGCGCCCAGTTTACAAAGTCCTCGGTGCTATCCTTGACGGCTTCGTACCAGTTCGGGTGTATTATGTTATCGTCGTCCAATATGTAAATGTAGTCGTTATCGCTTGCGGACGCTTGCAAGTAGTCAAGTGCCATATTTCGTAATGGGTTGCCAAAGGCCCCGCCAAGGTTAGACCGCACCACCTTAACCCCTTTCGGTACTTCTTTCTTTTTGGTCGAGTAGTCCATAAAGACCGTCCAACTGCAACCAGCAGGAATCGACTCCCGCAAGTGTTCGAGGTTTTCTGGTCGTGAGCAAGGGGTAACGATATGAATCATTGAGGTATTTTTTTCAAATGTACGGCCTTCAAGAAGTCCTTGGATAACTCAACACCAAAGTCGGCTTCGTGGTGGCATTCACGGCATAGAGCCATTAGATTTTCTATTACGTCTCGGCTCTTGCTGCCACCCATTCCCCTTGGTTCGATATGGTGTATGTCCACGGCTCGCCTGTTGCAAACCTCGCAAGGGATAAACTCAACAGGGCTTAACCCCATCGCTTTGAGGTAAATCTTCGTGTGATTCTTCATAATGTTCTCCAGAATTTCCGTTACGAATAATAATACGGAGGCGTTTCTCCTCCTCGTCTTCTACATAAGTGTAATTAGCGCAGCTCATAAGTTTATATTGTTCTCGTTTATTAATTCCCGCAGTTGGTCACGGCACGCATAGTACGCCTTCAATTCACCTTCCGAGGTTCCGTCTGGTGCGTACTTGGTTTTACTACGCAGCCATTGGTCTAAATCCCAAAGGACGGAGTGCATTTTGTGGCCGTTTGTTGCCATATCAAACTCTATCTGGTCTTCTGGCAGACTGTATTCAATAATGGCTTTCATTCCTCGTTGGTGTTAAACGTTTTGAAATAGGTTTTTGATTGTGGCTTCAATCTCGCTCAATCTCATCTCTGCTGTTATGCGACTATTCTCGGATTCAATTATGGCCGTGATTTCGTCTAACGTCTTGTAGCAAGCGATTAGCTCTTGGATTGGTGTTTTCATTTCTCGCTGGTGTCCCAATACATTTCGCATTCACCCTTTTTAATTGGCGAGGTCATAAAGTAGGATTGAAGCATACCAGCGGTAGCCGTGAATCGGTAACACGTTTCCCGAAGGTCGCAGCCC